TCACTAAAAAACACAAAGCTGGGGTTTGGGGTAATGAAGTCCCTGGGATATGATCTGATCGACGGATCCGTGGAACGCGGGTTCCTGATCTTCAGATCAAGCGAAAAGGATCCTGACGGCGGGATCTCTTTCAACCAGACAGAAGTCAATGTCAACCTGGAAGTCGCCGTCTTTTCAAAGGTTCGAAGGTTCGGACTGTCGGCGAATAATTTTCTCCCGTTCGAAGAACTGGAAGCCCGTGCTGTTTTGAAGGCGTTTGATGAATACAACGCCAGGAAGGAAGTGAAATAATGTTCACCACAAAAATGACCAGGGCGGACGCCCAGAACCAGATCGACATGCTTCGCGAAGAACTGTCCCACGTCGGCGCGTTTATGGAAGACAATGACATTCGGGATCGGCTTCAGCTTCATATTTGTGCCTTAATGGACGACTGTGAAGAACGGATCCGCAAGCTGGACGGCGCGAAGTGCGTCTTCGTCCTGAACGCCACGAAGATCGGCAAGGTTTACGAAGACAATGAACTCCCGTTCCAGCCGATCGCCACCTTTACGACCGAAGAAGGCGCCCGCGGATATATGCGAAGTCGAACTGGCGCATTCGAAGAAGGGATCGTTTTTACCATTTCAAAAAAGCGGGTGGGCGTATGAACACGAAGACGAAGGAACGAACGGCGTCGCTGAATATGCGCTGTACCGAACGGACGAAGAACGGACTGGAAAGTTTGTCCGCGGTGTCTGGGAAGACAATGTCTGAAATAATCGACGACTTAATACAACGGGAACTTGATCGGGTTTTCGTCATAAAGAAAAGGGCTGTCAAATGACAGTCCTTTTTCTTTGTCTTTATGATTTATTTATCGCGTCCCTGATGATGTTTTCAGGCGCCAGATTTGCGTCTTCGGCGCCTTTTTCTTTGTCTGTGATGTTTTGTTCCAACCAGTTCAGCATGTCCATGACATCAAGTATTTTGATCGTTCTGTACCCTTCCGCGAAGGACGTGTCCAGTACAGTCCGCGCCGTCATGAAGGACTTCGCTGTGTCGTCCAGGGCGGGATCCAGTTTCCCGATCGCTTCGGTGGTTTTCCTTATCAGTTCTTTGTTGCTTATCATTTCATTTCCCCCTTTTCGTCAGCCAGAAGTTCTTCGTTGAACTTCGCGACCGTTTCCAGAATGTCGTCTTCCAGTTCTATCGTCTGACAGATCGGCTGTTCGGGACGGATCCCGTTCTTCCGCGTAAGTTCGACGATTTTCTTCCAGGTGGCTTCATCATAGCCAGACGACCAGAAGTCCCCGTGAAGGCGCGTCATTTCGTCCCTGGCGCGGGTAAAGCTGGACGCCTTGATCTGAACACAACCCCCAGCGTTCGGCTGGTTGGCGCCGAAAGTGAAAGTGTATATTTCCTTTTTCATTTTTTTGGTTCTCCCTTCGCTTTGTTTTCTCGCCTGATACTCCAAACAAGGGGCGCGTCACATCTGTGACAAGGATAGTCTTTGTCCCCAGGCTTTTGTTCGGGACAGATTATCTTGTACGGACAGCCGTCGATTCTCATGTCATTCCTTCCCTTCTACCAGGGGAAGCATTTTGTCAAGCATAGCCCCCACCTGGATCGCTTCTTCGATAATTTCCAGGACATTTTTCTTCACTTCGCGGATCTGTTTGTATGTTGGGCGATCCGATCTGATCAAACGCCATAGGTAGTCAAAGTGAAGTTTTGTATGTCCGACCGCGTCTTCGACTTCTTCCAGTTCTTCCAGAAGGACGGCATATCCTTCGTGCATGGAATTGAATTGACCATACGCCACGTTCGCCGTTTCCAGTTCCAGGGCGATCAGTTCGTCGATCGACTTTTTGATTATTTTCCGCGCTTGCCTGATCCGATCTTTGCGGATCCGCCTGGCAAGGTCTTCGTCTGTCGGGAAGTCACCTTCTACAATGCCGTCCAGTGACTTAAAATTGACTTCTGACGGGCTTTTTGCCTGGGGGCGGGTATTTCCCCCGCCCTGGTCTTTTTGTGTGTCTAATTTCGCATTATTTGTCATATTCCCCACCCTTAAAACGGTATGTCGTCGTCGTCAACCAGCTGGAAGCCAGCGGGGATCTGATCGTCATGACCTTCGTCACGGCTTTCACTTCGCGAAGATCCTTCAGCCTTGTCGCCCCATTCGAGAAACTCGACACGGTTCGCGACGACGTCCGTGGTATATACCTTTTTGCCTTCTTTGTCGTCATAGGATCCCGTCTGGATCCGACCTTCGATCGCGACCAGGCGTCCTTTTTTTAGGAACCGTTCGCAATTTTCAGCTTGCTTCCCGAAGACGGTGATCCGCGGGAAGTCGGTTTTCTTTTCAGCGTCGGCTTTTCCTGGGCGATCTATCGCGACCGTGAAAGTTGCGATCGCCATTTGTTCGTTCGTGTAGCGGACTTCGGGATCCCGCGTCAGGCGCCCGATCAGTGTGACATTATTCATTGTTTTGTTCTCCCTTCGGTGTAAATATTACGATCATTGACGGGAACGGCGCGCTGTTCTTGCTGTCGCCGAACTTCAGCCGTCCTTTTATGAAACGTATTTCAGCATTATTGTATATGTATTCGTGGAACCATTTCGTATCAGTTCGCGCGGGCAATAGCATGACGACCAGCGTGTTGCTGTCGTGTGCCTTCTTTACCCAGTCGCCAATTTGCCGACCATACGGCGGGTTACACCAGCAACGACGCCCCCCCCAATTTTGCGCAAGCCCGTCAATTTCCTTACTGAAAAATGTCTTCAGTTTCGCGTTTTGTTCGTCCGCGCAAACGTCAACTTCGAGATCGAACTCTTTGTTCACTTTGTCAAAGAAGTCGCGGGGCGTAGCCCATTGATCCGTAGTTGACGTGAACATTCCGTCGTTTATCATTTTTACCCTTTCCGCCCATTCGGGGCATTTCCATGTTGCTTTTGTTTCACATTTTTGGTTTTTCCAATGCAAGCATATTGCTAGATGTTCCACTGGTGAAAAATAATAGTGCCGACAATTTTCACAGTTATGCGTCTTCGCGTCATTCACTTTGTTTCCCCCTTCGATTTGTGCATTATGTTGATAAGATTTCCAACGCGTTGGGTTGATATTCCGAACTCGCTGGCGATCGCTTTGTAAGTGTACCCCAGCCCGATCATGTCCAGGATCTTCTGATCACGTTCGTCCCTGGGTGTCAAGTGTGTGGCGTAGTATTCCCGCCGATCAGCAAGCCGACCGCGAACCGTGTTTCCTTTTGGCTTTTTCTTGTATTCTGGGGATCCAGTTTTGTGTTGTCTGTTGTAACAGTTTACACACAACCCCAGCGCCACGGGTTTCGGATCCCCGCAAAACGTGCATTTGTTTCTACTCATTTTTGTATTCCCTTCTGGATCCATAGCCGAATTGTCTTTTCTGATATTCGGCATAGCTGATCCCTTCTTCTTTGCATTTGATGATTTTTTGTTCCAGCCGATCCCGTTTCGCGGGTTCGTAGCCTGGGGACTGTTCGTCCTTTTTTAG